TATCGCCGACCTGAAGCCCGGTAAGACGGTCGGGGAGCCCACACCTTTGAACTCCAGAGGCTCTACCCAGCAGAACTATGATTATAGTCATATGTTAACCCCGGAACACACAAAACAGGGCTACAAACTGATAGTGTCGCACATGGTACATCCTGGGCGGCAGGACGAGATTAAATCTCGGGTATATCACAGCACAGGGAGTGGGTCATGGCAGCCAGAAACATCGTCACCGTTACGTAGTGTGGGACAGGTACACGCGAACATTGTAGAAGGCTCTATAGAACCCCATTCTTCTCTAGGACCAAGCTACCGTGGTCAGGGGTTGGGTAAAAAAATGTATGAGGCGTTATATACGCACGCTAAACACATAGCTGGAGTCGATCGCGTAACCGGGGGAGTCCATTCAGAAGACGCTTCTAAGGTTCATCGAGCCTTGGCAGTTGCACACGGGCTGTGGTACTTCCCAGAAAAAAGGGAAGCATACGGTGAAGACCCGGACGACGAACATGTACAGCGTTATCCATATATGGACTACGACTACCAGATCAAAGGCGAGTTAGCGCCAGATCATGATGAGGAAGCCCTGCTGCTTTGTCCTCCTGGCTGCCATGACCAGAAGATCGAGAAGGCTATCTCTGATATCTCTCCGGGTCCCCATGAAGAAGACCGACCGATCCCTGAAACAAACATCGTAAACCAAGTCTATGACTACAACCACCTTTTGACCCCGTCCCAGCGCTCGATGGGGCTTACGCTGAAGGTGCATCAGAGAAAGGAGGGGCACAAACAATTCCCATCTATGGTCGAGGCAAGGCTGAGCAAATCCAACTACGGGGTGCAGCAGAATCTCGGTGGAGCCCATGGGCACATTAATCCGTCCACAAATGCCGAGTACGAATTCCAAGATCAACTCCAAGGGGAGCCATACCTAGAGCCCCACTCCCAGTTAGAGAAGGAATATCGTGGCAAGGGGCTGGGCAAGGCGGCTTACAAGGCCCTCTATGCTCATGTCCATCATACTTTGGGGGTGAACCATGTCGTAGGAGGGGAACACTCAGCGGCGGCGGACAGGGTTCATCGATCGCTAGCCGGTGAAATGGGGCTAAACTACGTTTCAAAGAAAAGAAACCCCAAGAGCGGATTCGGTCTGCCTTTGGAGCAGTACCCGTATGATAGCTACCATTACCAACTCAAAGATGAACTGGCCCCCGATCATGATGAAGAGGCTCTGTTGCTCTGTCCGCCCGGCTGTCACGACCAGAAGATCGAGAAAGCGATCTCTGACCTGAAGCCGGGCAAGTTTCAAGGGGAAACCACATTTCCTAACGGTGACGATGATTCAGGTGACCCGGTAACTCAGAAGAAGTTTGATTACGGCCATCTTTTGACGCCAGAACAAAAAGAGCAGGGCCTGTCGCTCCACGTTCATCATTCTTTCCAAAACAATGAAAACGGCAAAGAGCGGATAGTGGCGAGATTGACGAGACCAGGACGAGACCGCCCCAGATATGTGGGAGCCGTTACTGGATACGTGCGGCCGCCCAACAGTGTCAGAACCTTTAAGGGGTACGATCCTTTCGCCAAATTTACGAGGCTTGAACCACACTCCGATCTAGACGAGCAATTTCGCGGACAGGGTTTAGGTAAAGCTATGTATGAGGCTCTTTACGCCCATGCAAAACATGTGGCGGGGATCGATCACGTACAGGGCGGACCTCATTCTCCACAAGCAGAAGCGGTCCATATCGCTCTGTCGAAGAAACACGGCCTGGAACACGTTCCCTACGTCCTTCGTCCCGAGGACGGTTCTGACGATCCTGAAATCTCGGCCACACGTTACCCTTACGCCGGCTACCAGTACCAACTCAAAGGCGAGCTAGCCCCAGATCATGATGAGGAAACTTTGTTGCTTTGCCCTCCTGGTTGTCACGACCAGAAGATCGAGAAAGCCATCGCCGACGTTCCTACCGGCAAACATATGAGCACCTACCAAGACGCCAATGGCAACGACGTCCACCTACACGACTACTCCCATTTGCTCCCACAAGGTACGCCTTCGAACTTCAAGATGTTCGTCCGCCACAACCCTTCGAAAAACTACCTCAGCACGTACATCAACGACGAATCGTCCAACAATCCGTTGGTCGGGAATGTGCAGGGGTATATCAAAAATAAGCACATCGAGCCCCATGCTGACCTCGATCTGGCCCACCACGGGAAAGGCTTCGGGAAGGCGATGTATCTAGCCACGTATTCCCACGCAAAGAACAAGCTGGGGGTCGAGGGGGTTGCCGGAGGGATGCATTCTGCGCAGGCGAGTGCTGTACATCGAAGCTTGGCGGCAACACACGGCCTGGACTACAAAGTCGATCCTATCAATCCCGACGGTTCCGGAATCCATGGCTCGAACATCTCACACATGCCTTATAAGTATGCCCTCAAGGCCGAGCTGGCTCCGAACGTTGACGAAGAAAAGCTTCTGCTTTGCCCGAAGGGCTGTCATGACCAAAAGGTCGAGAAGGCCATCAAGGACATTCCTGTGGGTAAGTATCAAAACGTGGACAGGACCCTCCATGGGACGGTGGTAGCCAGAAACTACAACTACTCACACCTGCTGCCCGAGGAGATGCGCAAGACCCACAGCCTGGTTGTGCAGGAGCGCCGGCATGGAGTCGGAGGGAAGTACAATGTCCATCATATCGTTGCCGAGCTGCACAACGATGCTCAACATATGACAGACGGAGATGTCCATTCGGACGTTCACTATCGCAACCGTAGCCTAGGCACAGGTGCGGAAAAAGAGAAATGGGAAGGGATGCTGACCCCCCATTCTTTTCTGAGCAGCAGTCTCCGGGGGCGAGGTCTGGGGAAGGCCATGTACGAGGCTCTTTACTCGCACGCCAAGAACAAGCTTGGGATCAAAGACGTTCAAGGAGGCAGCCATTCTGAAATGGCTCACAGGGTTCATCAGTCCTTGGCCGAGAAGCACGGGATGAGTTACAACCCAGAGCCAGACGACTATGTTGATAACCGGGGCGTTAAATGGCATGGGCCCTACCAATACACCCTCAAGGGCGAATTCCCGGCCGAGAAGGAGGACGACCTTTTGATTTGTGGCCCAGACTGCTCCCACCATGTAGCCAAAGAAGAAATCGAACCCAACGAGAAATTCCCGCCCGAGAAGGAGCTAAACAAGGAGTCCATGCCTCCGACCCACAAGGACCTGGAGCTGCCTGTGGGCTCGCTACACAATGGACACTTGAAGGTGCAACATGCGGACGGCACGGTGGGGTGGAAAGGTGTTACAGCCGGCCTCATTCAGGGACTTGAGCCCGGAGGCGCGGGTGGCGGAGGGGCCAACAGTCACGCTGTCTCAAGTAGGGAGCCGAATAGCCCGTAATGTATAACATCAATATCGACCTCAGCTGCCTGGCTGGCTTCAAGGACTTAGCAGACATCATCAAGCAAGAAGCCGAGCAAGCCGCCAATGACCTCAGCATACAGGTACACGCCAAAGCTTTAGAACTAGCAAACGAACGTCTGCATTCTCGTAGGCAAATGTTTGTGGAAGCCCTGAGTCTTACCCACGAAGGCAACGGGGAGCACTACCTATCCCTTGCACAAGGTTCGGTATGGATCGACGACGGCATGGAGCCGCATTCTATGCTGGACGCATTGCTGAACAGCCCTTCGGCCAAGACCTCGAAGGACGGGCATAAGTACCTGGTGGTACCATTCCAGCACGTGGGCCCCGGGAAGGGCCCTACGAACACTCCAGAGTCCTCCAAAGAGACCGTGGATACCGTTCGGGCCGAGCTGAAGAAGCGGAAGATTCCGCTAGCCAAAATCGAGCGGGACGCACAAGGCCGTCCCAAGATGGGCAAGATTCACTCGTTCAACATCGAGGACAAACCTCTCAAGAGCGGAGAAGGTCCAGGGCAGGGTCACGGACCAGTGGGAGGTGTTAAGCAGGGCAAGACAGGCATACCGTTCCTTAGGGGCGTTTCTGTGTATCAGTCGGCTACACCTTCTGGGGGCACTAAAAAAAGTGTATTAACCTTTCGTGTGGCCACATCCAAGAACCCAGACGGGTTCTTCCATCCGGGTCTTCAGCCCGTTCACATCTTCGATTCGGTATACGCTTGGGCATTAGAGGAGGTCGAGTCACACATCACGCCGGATCTCATCGAGCGAATAGCCTCGAAGATTTAAACGTCACTCTTCGATCTCGAACTCCAGCGAGACGCCAGCCTCCTTGAGCATCTCAACTGAGGCAAGCATCGATGCTCGCCAGTCTTCACGCCAAGTAAGGGCGCCCCCGCTGAAGGAGCACACCACGCGGGAGATTCCCGCTTGAATGCATGCCCTTGAGCAGTCACAGCACGGAGGGCCCGGCATAGTTGCCGCCATATAGAGCGCAGCTCCTTCTGTCGCAATGCCACGTCTAGCTGCCTGGTAGATCGCGTTCCTCTCAGCGTGCTCAAAGTAGTGATACTTCGCAGGCCTGGTATGTCGAGCGTCCGACTCCTTTACACCTCGCGGAAAACCGTTATGGGCTTCCAATATATGTCCATTTTCTGTAACTATGACAGAGCCAACGCGCGTGGAGCGGTCAACGGAACGCCCACTTGTCTCCATCGCAATCCGCAGGAATATCAAGTCTTCGGGAGATATCATACCTTCTTCTTGACCCAAGGCAGCCGCAGGTAAGTCGCCCCTCGCTTCTTGGAAGCCTTGACGAAGCCCGCCTGAAGGATGCCGACCTCCTCCATCACGTCGAGGAGCTTGACGTATTGGTCCCAGGTCATATCTACGTCGAAATAGAGGTGGTTGCACCCCTTCGTGCTGGAGGGGAACACGTGCATCGGGATATCAATGTCGAGTGCCGGCTTGTGCTTGTTCGAATCCTCGAACGACACCGAAGAAACCAGGTTCGCGGAACCCAGCTCCTGCACTGTGTCTGGGATCATTGCGAACGTGTACTTGGTGTCGCTGGTGTCGAGGTAATCGCTGTGGGCGATCTGTCGGCCTAGGAAATTTGGGGCCATGCTGTCTGGGATAAGTACGAATTTGTTGTTTGGCATGGACTTGACTTTAGCATGACTCGCGTTCGCTGGCAATCTTGAAAGGTGCTTGACCCCCAAGACCTCAACCAGTCTCTTTCGGTTATCAAACCGAATTTTGATACCACCGAAGCTGTTGGTATCCACCAGAGCGATATCATAATCCGCACTGCCCTGGTCGAGGCAATCGCGGACCTCCGAGCTAATCCGTACTTGCTGGACTATTGCTTCGCCTCGCTTCGTCGCGACGACCTGACCTCCCAAACCTACGGCCAAAAAGAGATCGACCAAGCCAAGCGCTGGTTCCTTCGGACAGACATCCCTGTCGTGATGGACTATCGGTTTGATAGTCCCGACTACGCCATGATTTCGATTTCGCTGGTCGAAAGTGTTGAGACCGACGTAACCCTAGGGGACGTCCACTACGTTCCTAGCGAGACCTCAGAAGCCACCTGGCCGGCCCTGGCTGGCCCTTTCACTCCTACGGCCTGGGACCCCACTACGGGCCAGCTGACGCTCCCAGAGGACGTATCAAACGCCCTGCTCGTGACAAATCGTATGCAGATAATTTCGAAGACCGGCGTTTCGTACCCTATCGTAGGCGTAATCGGGAGAGAAATCATCCAGGTTGACATAGGTACCAATGACGACTTCCGAGGCGCGACGATTCGAGGCAACAATCCCAGGCTGGTCCAACAAGTTGAGTCACTCAATTTTCGGGAGACCTACAGGGTTGGTGCCCATTCCCACGGAGACCCTTTCTACCTGACCTGGCTCCACTCGATTGTTGTGTTCTGTCTTCTGAGATACAAGCAGACCCTTTTGGAGTCCCGAGGGTTCGAGCGAAGCACCATTTCTAGCAGCCAGTTTGCCAAGGACCTCCGCTTTGGTAACGGAGAGAACGCCTGGACCCGATTCGTCAACGTGACGGGGTTCGTTCGCCAGAGCTGGCCGAAGTTTATCAATGACCGGATTGAGTCGATCCAGATTGAGCCGGTTTTCTCTGCTTTTGATGACGAATCCGACGGCATTTTTGCCGACGAGGACTTCCAGCTGAATGGGTTTGCTACCCAGCCCGTTCCGCCTTCCAACAAGGTTTAAGTCAATGAGGCTAATCTTGATAGCGTGGCAGCGAATGATGAAAATAGGCCCCGGCAGTATTCCATACCTACCGTAATTTATGGTAAGGATGGTCGCGGCTTTACCTGGAAGGGCGCCTACGCCAGCAATGTAACCTATCTGCCGTACGATGCGGTGGTTTACAATGCCGCGACTTACGTCTGCCTCCAGCAGTCTACCGGCAATGCCCCCTCTAACAGTTCCTTTTGGAGCGTAGCTCTATCAAACGGGGTTACGGCCGCTACTGGAGATGTGGCCTTTTCCGGTACCGGTTCGGTTGTTGCCACACTTGCCACGGTAAATTCCAACGTAGGCACCTGGAGTGACGCATCCCATACTCCCCAGCTTGTGGTCAACGCTAAGGGGCTAGTAACTGGCGTTTCTAATATTTCGATCGCCATCGACGCTTCGGCTTTGATATCAGGCACCCTCCCGGCCGGCCGGTTCCCCGCCCTGACAGGTGACCTGACCACTTCGGCGGGTGCCCTCGCTACCACCCTTGTGAATATACCGACCGGGGTGACGGCAGCGGGAACCATTCTCCACACTAATATCGCGGCTCCATCAACGCCTGCGGCCGGCAAGGTAGTGGTCTACACTGACTCGACCTCCAAGAACTTCGCAGCTAAAAACGATGCGGGCATCGTCAACCACGGAATCCAGACAAAGACAGCAGTAGCTCACCAGTTTCTAACCTCGATTGCCGACGACGGTTCTTCTGTTCTGGCACAGCCGACCTTTGCGGACATCTCTGGGAGTCTATGGACGAAGACTCCTGGAGCGGTTGCGTTCATCGATGCTACCGGCCACCTGGTGGACGCCGATGATACCAATTTATTTTGGGACAACCTGAATAAGCGCCTCCTTGTAGGGATCGGAGGGGCCTATACTCCTGCCGCAGGACCTCCTGTTACGGTATCTAGCGCAGGCAATCTCGGCGGCTTCACAAACGTAGCCGTAGGCCTAGATAAGGCGGCGACACAGACCATTCTGAAGGCCAATGGTGCCTTCAATGTCGGTACCTCAGGCTCTAACAATATGAACCTGATCGCAAATGGTGCTTTCGCCATGACGATCAGTGGCTCTACCCAAGAGTTGACGTTTTTTACGGGTCTTACATCTTGGGGTCTTCAAGCTTCTCCTGCCACCCCTTCTGTAGGGTCTGCTCGTTGCTACATCGACTCCACCAGTTTGGCGCTTGCTTCAAAAAACTCTTCAGGGGCAGTAGCCAGTACAGCCTTTACTATCGCGCCCGTGGCCTCGAACTGGCTTCGTTCGTTCGATAGTTCTACCGGGCAGTTCACCGCCAGCAGGCCGGCATTCGCGGACATCTCAGGCACTTTGGCGGGAACCCAGTTTGGGCCTCTGACCGGAGACGTAACCACTTCGAGCTATGTCTCTACCCTGGCCACGGTCAACTCCAACGTAGGCTCGTTTGGCGATGCCTCACACGCAGTAAGCTTCACCCTTAATGGGAAGGGTCTGGTGACAGCTGCTTCGTCCGCCCCGATTTCTATTGCTGCCGGAGCCGTGTCGGGCCTCGCCGCTATCGCCACCTCGGGGTCCGCCGCTGACCTAACGACAGGGATTTTGCCCGCAGCACGATTCGGCACTCTTACTGGGGACATAGGAAACGGTGGAGGGTTTTCGTACGCCACCACCCTCAACAACATCCCCAATGATGTGCCCATGGCTGGCGATCTCCTGGCCACCACCATAGTTGCGCCGGTTACCCCAAGTGCCGGCAAGGCCCGCCTTTATGTGGATTCCACTTCCAAGAACTTCGCTGTTAAAAGCGATGCAGGCGTCGTCAACCATGGAATCCAGACCAAAGCCGCCGTAAGCCACCAGTTCTTGACTTCGGTTGCGGACGACGGTTCTTCTGTGTTGGCTCAGCCTGGATTTTCTGACATTTCTGGCACTCTTGCTGGCACCCAGTTTGGTCCTCTGACCGGAGACATAACGACTTCAAGCTATGCCTCTACCCTTGCTACGGTCAACTCCAACGTAGGCAGTTTCGGTGGAGCAGCTAGTGTAGGAACCTTCACCGTCAACGGGAAGGGTTTGATAACGGCTGCCGGTTCTACGGCTATTGCAATTGCTGCCGGAGCCGTGTCGGGCCTTGCTACCGTTGCAACCTCGGGCTCCGCCACAGACCTAACCTCTGGAACGTTGCCAGTAGGGCGCTTGCCCGCTTTTACGGGAGGTGATGTAACAACTTCCGCAGGCTCTGGTGTAACGACTCTGTTGAATATATCAAACGGCGTTACCATGACCGGTGATATCCTTGTGACTTCCGTGGTGGCTCCGTCTTCTCCGGCGGCTGGCAAGCTGTTTATCTATGGAGACAGCACCTCTAAAAACTTCTGTTCAAAGGACGACGCTGGGAACGTTAACCACGGGGTCCGCAGCATTACCCCACCGGCAAACAACTTTATTTTCGCCATCTCCGACAACGGTGTGGTCTCGGCGGCTCAGCCATCGTTCTCGGGCATCTCAGGCGTCATCACGGCGGGCCAACTCCCGGCCTTCACGGGAGATGTCACGAAGCCACTCGGATCGACGGTGCAGACCCTCGCCAACATCCCGAACGACGTACCGGCGGCCGGGGACATTCAGTTCACTGAAATTGCGGCGCCTGCCGCGCCTAGCGCCGGTTCGCTGCGCGTTTGGGCGGACAGCACAACGCACGCATTGCGCGGGCGCAGCTCAGCGAATTTGTGCACAATGGCTTTCCAATACGTCTCGCCTGCTAATCAATTCCTGACTGCGTTTGATGGAACCTTCGGAACGTTCAACTCTGCTCAGCCTACGTTCGGCAACATCTCAGGAACTCTCGGATTTAGCCAAGGAGGCACGGGGCAGACCTCGGCAGGCGCTGCGTTCGATGCACTCGGCAGTTCGTCCGCATCCATCGCGGCGGCCACCACCACCGACCTCTCGACCGTCTCGGGCGGATACGTCCTGCTCACCGGTGCCGGTGCCGTCAACATCACCTCTTTCGGAACGGTCACCAACGGGCGGCGGGTGACACTTCGGAACACCACCGCGTCATCCGTCGGTTTCACTCACAATTCCACGTCCCTTCTCTGTCCAGGCGGCGCCCAGGGCATCCTCCTGGACATCGGAGACTCGGCCGAGATCATCTCTCTCGGCGGCGGAAACTGGCAGGTCCTATCGGTCAACAACGTCTCGGTCTGGATGGGCAAGGCGACCACGACCGCTGTCGGACTCCAGACCGGCGGCACCGTACTGATGCAGGTGTCGGGGACCACGTTGGTCTTTAACGCCTCGATCCTGGCAAACGCCGGCGGCGGCAACACCACCCCGTCCTATTCGTTCAACGCTGACACCGGCACGGGAATGTGGCGCATCGGCGCTGGTGACATCGGCTTCGCGTCGGCGACCACTCAGCAATTCCACGTCAACGCCAACGGGCTTCAGCACAACACGCGCCACCAGCAGGGCAAGGGCGCGACCGTCGCCAGCGCCGCGACCATCACCCTCGGCAACGACGGGAATGTTTTTGTTCTAAGCGGCACGACACCCGTTACGGCTATCACCACTACGGGCTGGCAATCGGGCTCGATTATCGTGTTGATTCCCAACTCTGCTTCTATCACGTTGGGTCACTCGGCGTCGGCGGGAGGCATCAAGACTAAGACTGGCTCGCCAGTTGTGCCAGTGTTGGGTAGCCCTTATATGCTAGTTTATGACGGAAGCACTTGGAGCCTTTTTTAATCGTTCGTTCACCACTTAAAGGAGGTCAATGCTCAACCTTACGGTCAACATCCCTGTTCCAAACCTAAACAAAATGCGCGTGGCCGTCGTCGATCTAAACGGCGATACCAATACAGCCCTGGTGACAGTAGCGGTTCAGGGCGTAGGGGCCCTCCCTTGGGCGTCCACGTATCAGCTAACGATCCAAGACGGAGCTTCAACCGGCATTCGCGGGAAGGCTTCGCCTTTGGGGTATGGGGATATTATTGAATACTTCGGGCTTCAGACTCCGACCGGGTTTACGGACTTGGTGGCCGCCATTTCCGGCAACGGTATCAATGCGAAGAACAAGTCGATAGAAACATACCTGTCTTCGATTGGCGCTCTGCCGGCCGGCACTGTGGCGTAATCTTGGTACCACATGCCACAGGACATGCCCACTTACTCCGAGCCTCTACCCGAGCTTCGGAGTCATCCCATTTTCGACCCTTCGGGCACGTTCGGGCTGATCACTGCCGAGAACCCCAGGTTTCCCGTGCAGGCTCAGGGAGGTAATCCGTCTTTAGAGCGGAATCTGCAGCAGTTAGGTTTGCAGTACCAAAAACACCAGGGCCATTATGGAGCGCCCGAATCTGGCTTTACGGTGCGGAATCCTACTCGCGAGCAGATGTATGGGCTGGCGAAGGCTTATGGGCAAGAGTCAGTAGTTTTCGGACGCGGCCACAAGCACGCAGAGATGCTTTACTCTAATGGAGACAAGGACGGGAGTTTTCATCCTAGCCTGCCTGTCTATGGGTACCATCCGACCCAGCCGCCAGAGGATTACTACACCAGTATTGGCAACCAAGAGCGCCCTGACTATGTGCGGCTGCATTTCGATGAGAACAAGCTTTACAAAGCGCCTTTGAACAGCGCTACTCCCTTGCCTGTGGGGATCAAGAAACACAATTTGTATCCACAACTCCAAACCCAATCTATTGAAAGACAAAAAATGGACAATTCACCCACTCGCAAAGATATCACTCAAGGCCTCGCTAAGGCGCTGGGTGCAGCTCTGGATAAGCATGAGCAAGAGGTAAAGTTTGTCCTGGCCAAGGAAGCGGCTGTCGCTCTCAAGAAAGCCGACATGTCCGCCGTTGCTCACGGCGTGGGTGTGGCTTTGGCTACTGCCAAGCCGGCTATTCAGCATGTGGCTGGCATGATTAAGGACAAGTTTAAGAAGGACGAGTTTGGCAATCCCGAAACCGAGACTGACAGCCAGGCTTTGGGTCGCCAGTGCCCGGGATGTGGCGAGTCCGAAAGATATGCCCACATCGGCTCTCTCGGCAATCGAGATCACTTCGCTTGTCATACTTGCGGCATCATGGCTAGTACCCCTGTTGAGGAAAACAAGCAGTCGGTTGACAACAGCGTCCGCAAGGAAGAAAAACCTGCCTCGAAGGAGATCGCCGAGGTTGAGTCTGCTACCGAGAAGCCCACCAAGGGCGCCGTACTTCCCGACGACAAGAAAGAGAAGGTAATTGAAGCAGAGGGTTCGGGCGGCAAGGTGACAAAGAAGGCAGAGAAGAAAGATACCGGCCCAAAGACCAAGAAGTGTTCTCTCTGTGGAGCACACGCGAAGGTTCGCCAGGACGGTGAGCTTGTGACCCACGATAAGCCCGAGTCGGATGCTGTTTGTAACGGCAAGCGCATTATCAAGGCCGACTATGCCCAGATGAGCGTGGACCACACCCAGTCCCCTGGCCCACGCCTTCCGGGCATCACCGCTCCGCCTAAGCGCAGTGCTCCGCCAAGCCCGGCCATGCCTACCTCGGCGCCTATCCCGACCGGCGGCTTCCTCCGCAAGCCCTCTCATCCCGACCAGGGCACAATGAAGCCCAAGGTGGACGAGGCTGCACAGCTCAAGGCCGACAAGCACGCTGCTGGTGTAGGCTTCCTCTCGGGGCTGATTGCTAAGTTCAAGGGCATCGGCAACAAGGGATGGTCGGCTCCTAGCGAGCATTCATCTCTCGCTGGTGCCACCCGCGCAATGGGCACCCGTATGGCTTTGGCAGAGAAGGAGCCCTCTAAAGAGGTCGTCGATCCCAAGCCTGCAGAGAAGGAACCCTCTAAAGAGGTCGTCGACCCTAAGCCTGCCAAGAAGGCCGTACAGGGCCGGCGTGACGTATATGCCGCCGAGACCAAGCGCGTGCAGGGGCAGGCTCTCAGGCGTCCATGGCAGCGCACCCAGAAGGACGAAATGGGCATGGGCGGAGGCACCGGCAACGATGCGATGTCGATGCCTGGCCTCGATAAGGCCGGTCTACCAGCCTCAAAGCCTGCGATGCCCAAGGCCCCTGGCGCTGCCGCTGTGGCCGCTCCTGCTGCTGCCCCTCCGGCAGCCCCCAAGACCCCCAAGCTTCCAGGTGTGAAGGCCGGCGTGCCCTCTACCGCTCTTCCAGGTTCCGCTCCCAAACCATCATTCAAGCCCTAAGGAGAACTTTTCATGGCACAGCAAGATGTTACCGACAATGGGGTACTGATTGTACCTGGCGCATATGGACAAGTTCAGGTCCAGAACAACCCGACCAACCTCGGCACCTCGGGGGTTATTCTCCTTGTTGGCGAGTCTGATTCGGGTCCTCGATTCAGCGACGAGTCCGACCTCTCTCTGAACGCTTTCGGCCCCGACCAGATCGTAGACTTCACCAAGAAGTATGGCTCGGGCCCGCTCGTGGACGCCTTTCGTGGCGCCGCCTCGGCTGCCAACGATCCCAACATCTCGGGGAGCTTCAGCAGTATCATTGCCGTAAAGACCAACACCCCGACCCGCGCGAAGGCTACTTTGCTCGCTCCGGGTGCGTCTCCTTATGCTTACCTACTGGACGCCAGCAATGGTCGCACGGGCAATTTTATCAGCTACACCACGACCATCTCTACTGCCGAATCTCTCCCGACCACGGGCCCCCTCATCATCTGCCCTCCGCAGGTGACTGCCAACCCGTTGTTCGGTGTTAACGGTGGCGTGCCGGTAAGCGCGACTTTGACGGTTGGCATGCTGCCTTCGGCGATGAAGACGGCTATTGATGCTCTCGCCGGGGTAGCCTGTACGGGAGGCGTCAATCGCTCTATCTTGACCTCTGCGGCTGGTACCTTGGCCATCACCGTGGACTCCGGTAATCAAGTTCACTTTACTGTCGCTGGCAATACTTTCGTAAACGTTCCTACGGTGGGCGATATCCTGTATCTGCCCTCCACCAGCCCGCTGACTGCCAACAACGAGGGAACGTACGTTGTTACGGCTGCCACCAGCACTCGGATTGATGCTTATAAGCTGCTGGATGCTGCCGGCGCGGGAACTGTTCTTTCTGCTCCTACCACTCAGGCTGGACAGACGATTGCCGCCACTACGGACATCCAGGCGTTCTCGCCGCTCGTTATCACTCTGGAAGCCGGCGCGGCTATCCAGGGCGTGGGCAAGTCGCTGGAAATTTCGAACGGGAACACGTCTCCAGTCACCTCGGTTTCAGGCCTCTGCTTCGTGTTCAGCGGAGCCTCTTCCACTCCTCCTGCTTCCACCAGCCCCATGATTTCTGTTGCTGGCGCGGGGAAAATTATCACCTCTACGGCCGAGCAGGCTGTTGATATCAATGTCGCTCGACAGAGCGATAGCCTCTCCCAGGATGTCATCACGGGCGGAGACATTTATCTGACCCTGGGGTTCAACGGTGGATCTATGGTGCCGACTGCGACCGCCACGGTCTCCAATGGCTTCCTCACCACCTCGATTTCTTCGGGTGGCACGAACCTGAGCATTCGCCTGTCGGACTACGCCACTATCAATGACCTGGTGGCCTACATCAACACCCAGTCGCTGTATTTTGCGGCCCCTGGGTCCGTGTCTTTGGGTCAAGCCTCGCCGCTCGACCTCGACCAGGTAACTGCGGTGGGCATCGGAGCCACCTTCGTCAACACCGTTAGCGGTCCCGGCCGTATCAAGGCTGACGGCGTGAACTTCCAGCGTGACGTGAATGCGGGCAGCACTTTGGTGACCGTGGGCGCGATTTCCCCTGCAATCCAGCCCTCGGGCCTTCCGGACGTCAACAGCATGGCCTTCCTCGCTGGTGGCGCCAAGGGCCCTACGCTCGCCGCAGACGTGTCCGCAGCCTTTACGGCTCTGGAGGGCGTCCGAGGGAATTTCGTGGTGCCACTGTTCTCCAGGGACGCTACGCTGGACATTGCGGCCGGTACGACTGATTCGTCCTCGACCTACACCATTGACGCGGTTCATGCCCTGGCTCGCTCCCATGTGCTTAAGATGAGCCAGCTCAAGCGCCGTCGCCCTCGGCAGGCCTTCCTGTCGTATCGGGGAACCTTCAAGGACGCCCAGACAAAGGCCGGCAATATGGCCTCCAGCCGATGCGCGATGTTCTTCCAGGACATCAAGCAGGTAAACTCGGTCGGCACCATCGTCCAGTTCCAGCCTTGGATGGCGGCCGTCAAGGCGGCCGGGATGCAGGCTGCTGGGTTCTACCGGGCTATCGTGTCCAAGTTCATCGACATCTCGGGAGCCCTCCAGGCTGCCGGCGACTACAATGACCAGCTCGATTCGAGTGCCGAGGCAGCCCTGACCTACGGTCTTTGTCCTATCGTTCGGGATATCACGGGTGGGTACCGCTGGGTTTCGGACCAGACCACCTACACGAAGGACAACAATTTCGTGTACAACAGCATCCAGGCCATGTATGACGCTGACCAGGTAAACACCACCTGCCAGACTCGCATGGAGGGGATGTTTGTGGGTCAGTCCGTAGCGGACATCTCTGCCTCTATCGCTTTGACGGCGTTTGAGGGGATTCTGTCTGACTTGAAGCGGCTGAAACTCCTGGCGGCGTCTGATGACGCTCCCAAGGGCTACAGGAAGCCGGTCATCAAGATCAGTGGGCCCGCCATGGCTTGCTCGGTCGAAATCAAGCTGGCAGGCGCGATCTACTTCATCACTATCAATTTCTTGGCCACCCCTGTCGTAAGTTCGGCGGGGTAATCTTTCTATCACCAACCACTAACGTAAAGGAAAATCAAGAAACATGCCACGTATCATTGCTTCGGAAGGCGATATCTTCGAGGTTCGCGGGCGTCCGCGAAATTATGGAGCCAAGGACCAGGAGTTCTTCACTGTCGACGGCACCAGCATCAAGCTGGGCGGCGCTACCACCGACCTGATTGCCTTTTGGGGCGTCAACCCGGTAGGCCAGCAATCGACCACGGGCACCTCGGCTGGTTTTACCGCCGGTTCGACGGGCGCTGTGTTCAACGACTCAACCTTCACCGGCAACACCGGCACCACGGCCTACCACATCGGCGACGTCGTGTTGGCTCTCAAGAACGTTGGGATTCTAAAGGCCTAACCCCGCCTGGGATAGCATCCCTTGCCCGACGCCCCTGGCTCACGCTGGGGGCGTCTCTTTTAGAGTTCGAATTCTGCCCAAGTCTGGGCGTCGATTGAGTAATACACTCGTCGCACTCCAGCTTCCCGAATCAGCGCTTGGCACTCTTCGCAGGGTCTACTGTGGGCTATTTTGCCCTTCGTGACCCGCGCAACGTACAGGCTGGCCCCTGATGCGGCCTCTCCAGCGAGCTTTAGTGCGTGCTCCTCGGCATGGGTCGTAGAGCGCGCCGTATTGAGCCTGTGAGGTTTGGCGCTATTCACGCCCAGTGCTAGGATATTGCCGCCGCGTTCAATCGCAGCCCCGTGCTGGTACCTGGGATAGGACGAGGTGGCTGCCAGTTTGACGGCCACGTTTTTGACCCAGGGCTTCACACTATTCCTTTTTGTCTCGCTCGCCAAGGTATCGATAGTGTCGCTCCAGGGTTTCCCTCACAGTCCCAGGTTCCTCTGGCCCATTGATGAAGCGGTCGACCATCACCCCCGCCAAAATCAGGGGCAGCCAGAAAAGGAACAGCGCCTGGTCTCTATTCATGGCCCAGACTGACCTTGATGTCAAGCCGAAGCCCGAGGACCCAGAAGACCTTTGCGATATCCTCCACGCTGACCTTCGAGGGCTCGGACTCTCGCAAGAGCCGCTTAGTCCATCCTTTAGGCTTGCCGAGGATGTAATCCACGTCCTTCTTCCTGGTGTCGGTCGCCACCAGGTACTCCGCCACCAGCTCCTGCAGCTGCAGCAGGAGCCCGAAGGACCTGGCCATGGCCTCATTGTCGGGCTTCATCGGAGCAGCCCCGGGCCCGCGCCCAGCTGTCCCCGGCCACCGCCGGAGAGGTTGACGCCGCTACCGGCAGCCTGGCCCGCAGCGTAGCCGTTGCCATTGCTGACTCGGCCAGTAGCGCTGCTCGTGCGCAGCTTGATCTTCCCGTCACGCAGGTACGCCGCGTAAGCGTCGCGCACGGCCAGGTCGTTCTTGGCGACGATCACCAGGGCCTGGTTGCCGTTGTTGATGCCCTGCTCTCGGTATTTCCGATTCGCGTTCTCCAGCTCGCACAGCCGCTGGTGGACGCGGTGCCCGAAGCCGACGCGGAAGCTGTTGCCCCAAGCCTTCCCGTTTTCGATGTAGCCGAGGGTCGAGGCGTTCCGCAGGTAAGCCGCGTACCCCTCGCGGGACAGGCGCTCGCCGATATTCGTCAGGAAGGCAAGGGTGTACTTGACGGTCTGGATGGACGAGGTCCGCCCGAACAGGTTCGAGACAGCGACCTTCTTGCCGGCCAGGGTGCGCTTCTTGGTGACAAACACCTTGACGTTGTGCAGCTTGCACAAGCCGAGGAGGATGGCGTCCTCCCACCGGGATCGGTTCGCCCCCTCCGCCTCCCAGGCGTCCGCGACGATGTCGTCGTCGATGCCTTCGCCCGTCTCCAGCTCGATCTGGGCGGCTTCGATCTGGTACTCTTCCTGAAGCTTGGCGGCAGCGGCAGCGGCAGCCTGGGCCTCGTTCTCGTTGGCCGAAGAGGCCAGGGCCAGAAGCTTGCGGATGCGGTCGATGACTTTGTCGAGGTTCGCGCTCATGGGGTTCTCCTAGAAGGGGTTTGCGTTCGGGACAAGAATTACTCTACCAGACTATCAAACTTGGTCAAGAACTTTTTGAGCTTTCAGGCGCCGGGCCATGCTCTTGGTGACCGGCAGAAAATTGTCTCTATCAAATTCCTCGATGCCCTCCGCTTCCGCCCGAGCGATTTGCGCAGCGTGGCGCGCATTTTTACGTTCGGCGCCTTCTATTTCCGCGCTTTTGGTGGCGATATACACCTCCAGGTCCCGTTTGTTGACCTGTACCCAGTTTTCGGAGAGCTTGTGGACTTCTTTGTGCCATTTGAGAGGGAATTTTGCCATTTGAGGGCAGCCTAGCATTTGTTTTGAGAGCCGTCAAGAACAAAGGACACAGTCATAATCTTTTGTCCATGTACAATAGCAAGGTGAACAGCTAATGGCCGCTCCGAAAGTAATGAGTGGCGCTCGCGCCAAGGTTGCGATGGTAGACCCGAACACCGGAGAAGCCAAGGTAATTGGCCTTTTTTCGAACGTCAGCTATGGCGTGACGTACGAGGTTTCGCCTGCATTCATCCTCGGTCGCTATTCGGCGGCAGAGATTGACTACACCTCGGTCGACGTCGTGCAGATCACCTGCTCTGGCTGGCGCGTTATTGGTCACGGCTGGCACACCGACGGACGGGTGCCCCGGGTGCAGGACCTCTTGCTGCACGAGTACCTGGAGATGGTTATCATCGACCGCCAGGCCGAGGCCCTTGGCCAGGAGCCCCGTATCGCCAAAATCCGAAACGTTCGACCCACCTCGGGCTCGGGCGGTTTCGCGGCTCGCCAGCTTTCCGAGGCTACGTTCTCATACGTAGGGCTCCTTGTGGACGACGAGTCGGTTATCAATGATGAGCACCCGACTGCGGCCAATCTTCCGTAACTATTTCAAGTAATTAGCGGCCTCCAATCACAGTTTAAGAAGATTAGGAACATTTCAGAACGTTGGGATGCAGGTTTGCCTTGAGTGCCCGCCTAACATCTGATATAGTTCCTATATGTCTCGGCCGATAACTTGGGAAGAATTCCAGCAGAGATGCTCGAAGTTCGCCCCAACTTTCGGTGGTAAAAAGTTCAATACGCAAGCGGTCGTCGGGCTAACCTGTCCGCTGTGCGGTTCCTATTTTGAAGCCAAATCCCGCGCCGTTTGGTATGGTGTGACTCAGTCTTGCGGCTGTCTACAGAAACAGGTCGCCGCTCGGGCGAATCCCTCCAAACGCACCTGGGCCGACATCTCGGGAGTGCTTGCGGAGCGGCAGGTTGTCCTCGTGTCAGAGGTATCTCCAGAGGACCCCTTAACCAAGGTCACAAAACCCGGTGCATGGCGCTTTCGGTGTCGCTGTAGCAATGAATTTGGACAGACCTGCACCCTCAAGGCCGTTCTCTCGGGGAACACGACTTCGTGTGGGTGCGCGTTTGTAAGTGGAGCGATCGCGAGCGGCATCGCCAAACGCGGCAAATACACTGCCGCACAAAAGGCCAGTTCTGTAAATCGATACTCCCTTACCTCGGGTCAGGTCGGAGAGGTCCTTGCTTCCGTCGGTGGGAAACTGAAGGAGCCCATCCCGGACAAGGTCCATACCCGCTGGCCCTGTGTTTGCCTTTGTAAGTGTGGGAGAGAATTCACAACGACCGCACAGTACATAGCCCTGCGCCGCACCCTCTATTGCGGCTGCACCAAATCCGGCATAGAGCTTGAATTATTTGACTTCGTAAAAAACGTGGCCCCAGACACAGTCCACAACACCAGGAAAGTGATCGCACCTTACGAAATCGACGTTTTTGTTCCAGGTAAGCTAGCGATTGAATTGAATGGGATGTATTGGCACCAGGAGGGTAAAGAGAAGGTGACCATGCAGCAGAAACACGCCTTACTTGTTGCTGCCGGAATCCCCAGTTCCTTGTTCCTCTTCGAGGACGAATGGAGGGAGCGGCGAAGCGCGGTGGAGGGATTCATAAAGGGCATTCTGGGTGTCAAGCCCAAAATTGGAGCTAGGAAGTGTGAAATTCAATCCGGGGGCACAGATTTCATAGACAAAAACCATATTCAGGGGGCTGGCCCGGCGGGGACCACTCTACGGTTGGTCCACCAGGGAATCGCTGTGGCCGCTGCGACCTTTGTGGCCCATAAATCAGGAGAATGGAATCTGACGAGATACTGTGTTGGCGAAAACGCGGTGGTTGGGGGGTTGAGCAGGCTGATCGCCGCCTTCCGGAGGGCCCATCCCGAGCCTGTCTTTACGTTTTCCGATCTACGGTTTAGCAATGGCAGGCTTTATGAAGCTACGGGTTTTCAAAAGGTCGGAGCGGTTCCTCCCAGGTATTGGTACTTTAAGGGAACAAAGCGCTACCATCGGTTTGGTTTTCGGAAAGACGGCCTTAGAGCGAAGGGTTTGTTGAACAAGGGCGAGACGGAACGGGAGTGTACTGAACGCAATGGGTTTGCCCGGGTTTGGGATATCGGGAAGGTGAAGTGGAGACTCGTTTGATTTTATTTGACAACCCCTATGGGCGTGCTAATCTCTTTCTCCAGACGAAGAGTCTAGTGCACAAGGAGGGAAGAGATGTAAGCGCAGAGGGCCTGGCCCATACCTTCAAACCTTTTGGTATCAGGTAAATTTGTGGAAATTTTGAGAGTGGTACCGGGCTGTTTTCTGGTGCTGGAGCAGCCCGGTACCCAGTATGTACGGGGATGAACTGGTTTCGACTGAAGTAAGTGAAAAATGAGTTGCGTGTCGAGGTGTCCGAGGCCTCGTAAAAACGGACAAAGTAATACCTGCTAACGAGCAGTCGTTCGCTCTCGCGGCCTAAAGAACCGCCGAGCCCATGAACTAGAGGGTGCCCGTACTCTAGGGATTGGTCATTCACAGGGATATGCCCCAAGAACCTGTCTGCCATGATTGGGGCGAGAATAGGCGGACAAAGCGTCCAGGCTCCTTCTCGTGGGGTCCCGGGTGACGAAAATAAAGCGCGAGAAACACACGTAGTAGCAAGTTTGTAGCTCTTCAACACTGGGGTTCGACTCCCCACATCTCCACTTTCGATCCGGCACAAAACCGGGTCAAGATGCAGACACGCCGCAAAGGTCCTCCGGCCGGAGGACCGCTTGCCCTGGATTGGCCACCGGGTTGGTAAGATGCGTGTGTTTTTATTCGGGCCCCCGCTACGCAAGGGTATAAAATGGCAAACAGAATCCAACAGCTTCTTCCGCCCCCAGCCGGTCTCGAAGCCTTCTTCCGTGAAGATGGCGAGGTGCATTCCATTCCCGTTCTTGCCCTGGCTTGGGTCAAGGACGCCGGGGAAGAGTTTATAAGGACGATCGTCTCTTCGCCGTTTGACTATGTCTTCGCCGAGGATGATCCAGGGTTTTTGGGGGTCCTTACCCAAAACGAAGCCGCGCGCCGGGCTTTTCTGATTGCGGAAGTTGACGTTGCAGAAGCCACCGAAGAATAAATTTGACAGTCTCAAAACACGAGGTATCATTCTCTTATGCCAATCACTCAAGAGTCTGCCAAGAAGATGTCGACCGATTCCCTCCTGTACGTCCGCAAGGACCTCTTGGAGGTCATCCACATCCAGGAGCGCTTGAACGCAGCAGGGTATCACACCCCGAAGCTGGGCTTCTATCACGACGAGCTGGCGGCCGTGGGCTTCGAGCTGGCCCGCCGTATGGGCCTCCACGACTGCCACGCTTGCTGGAGGCCGCTGTGAGTCACGGGCTTTGTGGGAAGCAGGTGTACGTCTACAGAACACCACCCGACGCGGATTGTTATGTCGTCCGGCAAGACTCTGACGGAGTGAACCGGTATTGGTGCAGCGACTGTGTCGCCAGCTTTGCCCCCGCTGGTTCGACCGCTCTGGCGGCTGTAGTTCCACTTTTGGATACCATGCGGGCTCAAATCCGCGAGCTTCAAGATCAGGTTGATAGACTAACGAGCGAAGTCCAGGTGGCTGCTGTGGCCTTTGATAGCAGCTCTTATCGTTACTGAGTTACGGGACCCGTAGTTTAATGGTAGAACTCAAGCCGTTAAGGCCTGAGGTGCAGGGTCGAATCCTGCCGGGTCCCCGATGTTTGTGTTGTAGTTTCAACTGGCAAAACGACCGCCTTATTGGCGGATTGTTGCAGGTTCGACTCCTGCCAGCACAAACACTCAATTTCCTGGGTCGTCTAGTAAGGACACCGTGCATGGGCGCGGAGACGCGAGTTTAACGCTCGCCCCGGGGACCTTTGAATAGACCTGGAGCTAAGACTTGCGCGGGCACCTCAGAGAAGGACCCTGGGATAGCAACCCAAACGTACAAGTGAAAGTGAGGGGAAGTCGCTAGCCCCACTGCTAAAACGCAGGTCTATTCATTTTTTTAAGAAAGGCACCCAATGATCGACATGAAGATGAAAGAGTCTGTTAAGCTCTTGGCCCAAGCAGTCAAAGCGGCTGACGAATACTACGGAGACGACCTCCAGACCTTGATGGACCTGGCCGCCGACCTCCATATCGCTGCCGGCCTGGTGGCCCAAGATTTCGCGGACCTCAACGCGCCCAAAGGTACCGGGCGCGACTATTAACCTTACTGGTGAGTGACCCGAGTGGCAAAGGGTCGTGACTGTAAATCCCGCGCTTCGGCTTCGCAGGTTCGAGTCCTGCCTCACCAACCAGCTCTCCTCCCTGCATTTGGTGCCATAAAACGTTGGTAACCAGGAATCACGAAACCTTTTGGTTATCGCCTGGTTTGATGTGCGGAGGAGGGTGAGCGCCTAAAAGTACTTGACGACTCTCAAAAGAATGGTAGGATGAGTCTATGTCAAGCATCAAGTTCGAGCCCCGCTCCGACAAGTACATGTTCGGCTTCGTCAAGGTTGGCAAGGCGACGCACGCTGTCCGTGGCATCAAGGAGGCCGGTGGGTGGAGGATTGACCGCTGCGAGGCTGTATGCGGCACCTGGACCCCGTGGGAAGCCATTAACACCGAGTCTTACCCAAACTTCCTGCTGGCCAGGAAGGCGATCGAGCGTTTTTACGATGAGGTCGCCCTCTCGAACCAAATTATCGACGAGCTTATCGAAGAGGAGCGCTTGACAACTCGATAACCTGATGTATCATGATCCCGACCAAGATCGAAAACCAAAGGAGATCCCATGAAGAAGCTTGCTCTCGCCCTCAGTCTCGTTCTCGCCCTGTCCACCTCCGCCTGCACCAGCTCCAACGAATATGGAGAGTGTGTCGGCGTTCAAGACCCACACGAGGGGTATAAGGTGTCGGCCCGGAACGTGGCCATGGGGGCGATTTTCATCGGGACCCTTTTCGCTCCGGCCATCACTTTGTTCTGTGACTTCTACTGCCCGACGGCGGCTTCTGCCGGCAAGAAGTAAAGGAAGGTCCCCATGTCTGAGTTTGTCGTACCGTGCGTCCGAATCGGCGCCATCACCAAGCATCCTAACGCTGACACCCTTTCGATTACCGAGGTCGAAGGCCAGCCCGTCGTGTTTCGTACTGGCGACTTCAAGGAGGGTGACCTGGCGATCTACATCCCGGTCGAGGCTGTCATCCCCGAGAACGAGCCCTGGGTGAAGAACCACCTCAGCTTCCTGGAATTCAAGAGCGGAAAGCACCGGGTCAAGGCCAAGAAGCTTCGCGGCGTGTTCTCGATGGGGATTCTGATCGGGCCCCGGGTGGAGACCGGTGACAGCGTGAGGGGTTCCTTCCTCCAGGCCCTGGAGGGGTCTGTCAGGCTGGCTGAGGCTCTCAAAATCACCAAGTACGAAGAGCCTGAGGAATTCGTCCCCGAGCCAAAGGAGCCACCGACGTTTTGGGAGCGCTTGGCTTGGCGTGTCCGCCGTTTCCTGGGTCTCCCCCAGAAGCGCCGCAAGGCCCAGCCCCGACCCTTCCCCGTCTATGACCTCGACAATTTTCGGAAGTACCATGGGCTGTTCGAGCCTGGAGAGCTGGTGGAGGTTACCGAAAAAATCCACGGGACCAACTTTGTATTCGGGCGGGTCGGCAAGAAGGGCGAGCTGGTGGTATCTTCACACAAGGTCATTCGCAAGGAAGACAACTCTGTTTACTGGCGAGCCGTGCGCGAGCTGAAGCTCGATAAGGCTCTCCCCCTGGGCCTCGCCTTCTACGCCGAAATCTATGGCAATGGTGTCCAGGACCTTGCGTACGATACGCGGCTTGGGATGAAGGTGTTCGACGTTTATGACACCGTCAACAAGTGCTGGTTGAGCCTGCGCGACCGGAACGAGGCGGTTTGGGAGGCTGGGCTTTCATTGGTCCCCGAAATGTACCTGGGCTCCTTCAACAAGGCCTTTATCGAGTCACTGCAGAATGGCAAGACGAATCTGGGTCGCGGGAGTCACATTCGGGAGGGGGTTGTAGTCCGTAGGGTACATGAAACCCTTGACAAGCCGCGTTTGGTGCTTAAGCTAGTAGGGTCGGACTATCTCCTCCGTAAGGGAGGAACGGAGCGACACTAGCAAAAGTCGAGAGCATGTTCCCCCGGCCGCTGCCGGTCGGGAGGACATCAATGAAAAAAGCTTTGATTTTTGCGGTGTGTTGGGCGATTCTGGGTGGTGGCTGCAGCCCGCAATTAGAGGGCATGGACGATCACGTTCATCCGGAACCAGTCGCTGTTTATTCGCCGATGGCGGTAAAGAAGCGGCTGGAGGAACCAAGGAAAAGATTGCCCGATATGTCGGGATGGGACACAGACTTGGAGGATTGAGATGGAAAACGGGACACGCAATGGCGGGATGTTTGCCACGCAGGCGACCATCCAGAATAACAGCCTGGACAGGGCTCGAAGAGAAAACCGTGTGACACACGCCGATTGCTTGCAGGCGGCAGTGGCCAACGTGCTGAGCGAAGAAAACGCCGAAGCCCTAGCCACCAAGCTGGCGCTTCTGGAGGCGGTCGTGAGAGATTGGCAGCATGACCTCTTTGTCCAGGCACGGATGAAGCTTCTGGCCGGTAAGCCTGCCGGCGCTGTGTTTTCGAGAGACGAGCTGGAGCAGGCCTTCAAGGAGGGCTTGCTGTAATTACCGAGACGAAGTGAACCCGGGGTCCTGAGACTCTAGAATCGAGTCGTCTCCGACCGTCTTGGTATCGACATCGCCAGCGGTTTCCTGTTGGACTTCTTCGGTCCACGTGAAACCCTGGCCCGTGTCATGTTCGACGTTCACGGCGTGTTTCTTGGAGCCCTGAATAGAGCCCGCGTTGGTGAATCCGGGGTAGACCGGGAAGTCAGCGGTGGCGCCGTCCTGGTTCGCCGGCATGCCGTTTGACAAGTGGAGGTTAGTCCGGAATTGCTTCTGGCCACCAGCTGCGACTGAGCAGGTGTGGGACACTTCCTCGATGTGGTAGACCATGCCGTCAATTTCGCAGTTATCGCCTTCGGCTATTGGACTCTGGATGCCCACCAGGCTTACGGAGCCGTTCAAGGTGAGGTGAGAGCCGAAAGTCCAGTCTGCGATGGCCTCCATCCAGATTCGTGCGCCATCGGTGCGCTGGGCGTCTTCCAGGGCACAGTTCACAGTCTTCATCATGGCGTGGATGCCCGAGCGCTGGATATCCGTGCTGTCAAAAATGGGTGGGTTGCGGACCATTTGGGTCGTGACGTCCCCGATGGAGGTCCCCGATGTGGTGGCCTCTCCGTAGACATGGATCATGTTGGCTCGTGTCGCGTTGGACCTTCCCACATCAATGTTCCAAATCATGGTGGGGGAGACAACCCACCTGGGCAGCTCCATAAACCGCGTGACAGGGAACTCGGGGCGCTCCACCAGGGACTCGGTCGTGAAAGGAATCTGCCTGACAACCACGGTGGGCACCACCGCCCCGTCAGGGTTCACTTTCAGGGCAGTATACATCTCATTGATGGTGTCGTTTAGGAATTGCTGTAGCAAGGTCCACAGAGGTCTATTGACGAACGACGGATTGACGGGCAAGAAGGTGCCCTTCAGCTTGATGTCGGTCCTGCGTCGAGACTGTGTGCCGGTGACCTCGGGATAGAACAAGGCGGGCACGAAGATCCCCGAGGCGTTGTTGACGCTCGGGTCGTACTTCTGGACCCCGATGAGCGTTTCCAGAATATCGGCGTAACCATAGATGCCGGACTTCGTTGCCTCGATGGTGCTGAGGCCCAAAAGTGAGCCCACGTCCCGGGGGACCAGGTAGGCGTAAGGCGCCTCTTTGTTGGCCTGTGGAGCTATCTTTAGTTCCGAGAATCCCGAGGTCGCCGAAGAGTCTAGCGCGTGTGCACGGGCTGCGCCCTCTTCGATTGGGGCGTTGACCTCTGCAGACACGCCCTTGCCGACAATGGTATCAATCATCGTCTCAATTAGTCGGTCAGCGTTGTCTTTGAGAACGCCTGCGGCCTGTTCTTCCTGGTTCGCCCACTTACTAAAGTCGAGCCCAAGTTGGGCCATGAAGAGAGAGATTTCGTTGCTTACGCCAGCGCTGGTGGCCAGCGCCATGTCATAAAAGAAGTTGCTGTCCAATTCTTCGAAACCAACACACTGCAGAGAAAACCCGGAGTCACGTTGGCCCTCGGCTGACACAGATATGTGCTTGCGAATCGAGTGGGCCCGGCCTACGAACTTGAGTCCGTCGGTGAAGTTGTTGCAAGGCTTGCGGTCCAAAACCTGCTGCCTGATGCGAGACAGGTCTTCCCGGTTATTGAACATCCAGGCCATCACCCAATCGCCTGGCAGCAGTACGTCTTGGTTTAGGTAGTTGGTGCCAGAGTTCTTGAGAGTCGCATTCAGGTGTTTGGTGTGGCTGCCCTTGGGGTTACTGATCGACAGCTGGACGCAGTCTTCGTCAATCAGCAGGGGGATATCGTTCCGGGTGAACGCGCCTTCTTTGACGTCTCCTACGCTCTTGTACTCGCGTCGAGAAAAGCTGATAGGCTTCCCTAACCGAATGACAGCGATCAGCCACGCTGGCGACAGTGAGATGTACCTCTGGTCGCTGACTCCATTGAGGTCGTCCTTCAGGGAGGCCTGGTACTCCCGAATCAAATCATAGCGCGCAGCTTTGGAGGCCATTACTTCACCTTCTGGAGGCCAGTGTCCTTCGAAATTTCCTTCGCGAACGCCTGTAGCGCCCCGATGAGGGCGCCTACCGAGCCGTTGATACCAGCCCCATAGCTTTCGGACCCGAGCAAAGCCACACTGCCAGCCGCCTTTTTCCTGAGAGCTAGAGGATCGACGTTCTTGATGATGTCAGCTGCGCCCTTAGCCTGCTTGCCGTCGTCAGCCACCACTTCTGCTGTTTTTGTAAGCGCCTCCTTTTCGAGCCCAGTCGGAGCCGCAGCACCTACGCCCTTGCCGTGGAGTGCGGACGCCCAGCCTTTGGATTGAGTAAATTGCCCCAAAAACATACCCGCACCGCTCTCAAGTGAAGTGGCAAGCCCTGCGGCGTGAGCGGCGGCGCCAAGCTGTCCAGTAATCTCTTGGACCTTTGCCCAGCGTCGCTTGGCGTAGTCGGAGGCTTTCTCATTATGGCCTCTCGGACCCACCGCTTTTTCTACCATGGTCTGAACAGTACCACCTGTCGATACTTCCTTTTGGTATGCGGCGACGACAGCCCCCGCCGAGCCTCCAACACGAGAAGCGTTCACCTCCATCAAAGGAGCAGAGCCGGAGGCCTTGAGATACTTGGCGGCGATTTCTGGGGTGATACCCAAAGAAGCAAGAGCTGGGGACACAGCCCCCTTCTCTCCACGGGCTATGGCGGTGAGCTGTTTCGGATCGAGGCGCCGAAGCTCTTCAGCCCCAAGAGAGTAGCCGCCCATAGCTCCGATAGCAGCCATAAGAGAAGTAGCCTTATAAAGTGGTGCTTTGGCCCCTGACGTGAATGCCCCGAAGTCATTCATGCCTCCCGAGAGTTGACCTGCCATTCTCTGCTGGCCGCCAACATCGGCTCCAGACCCACCTATCAACCCGGTAGCTGCAGAAGCGTAATTCTGTGCGGCCGACGAGCCCCCGTAGTTGCCAGAAGCGGCAGCCGAAGACGCCACCTCACCGAACAGGTCTCTTCCTACTGCAACGTCGAGCCCGCCAGTCCCCATAGAAGATTGCGCCGCGCGATACATCGCCCCAGCTCCAGCCACAGAACCAGTCATAGCCCCTCCGGCTCGAATCAAAGATGCCGCGTTGGTGAATCCGGCCATGCCCGCAGAAACCAGCATTGGATTAGGGCCGCCGCCCCCTGTGATCCTGGAATATCCAGCGCCGATTCCCAATGTTTGTTGCCAGTTAGAAGAAGCGTCTCCGTGTGTCCACCCACCCTTCATGAGCTTGGCCTCCATCTCTTCAAACCGGGAGGTGGTATAGGTCTGGCCGTTAGGCCCCCGTCGGGTGACCTCTCCAGCTGACATTCCCATCGACCGCATAGCGCCTACGCGCCCCATCGCCCCACCGTAAATCTTGTTGGCTTGGTCAGCGATTACTGGGTTCATCAACGCGCGCTCTGCGGCCATAGCGGCCGACATCTGTGCAGCCGACTGGGCGTCCACGTTGTTTAGGGCAGCTTTGCGCTCTAGGTCGAATTTGGTTTCCGAAGTGGTTCCCTCAGTATTGTTGAGATAGGAGCCACCGGCTGAAACAGCCTTTCCCCACATGCCTCCGCTGAGGGTATTCCAGGTCTGGTTGAGCCCTCTGGTCACTAGGTCCATGACGCCATTGTGGGAGGGTACGTAGCCCCTCAGCGCATTGATACCGCTTTTTATACCGTACGTTGCCGTGCCGGCCCCGATCCCCCGCATCTCTCTCTCGGTACGAAGGTCAATCTGGTTGAGGGATTTTTGCAATCCCTTGTTGGCCATTGCTCGCTGAAAGGCGTACATTGAGGATACGTCACGGCCTTGGACAGCTCCGTGCATTTGCAGGAACGGCTGCGCCATGGCCACCTTGCGGCTCATGACAGCGAAGGGGTCTCCGGTGGTGTAGTCGATGCGCGCCTGGCGTTCGCCCGAGACCACTGTATTGACAGTTTCTCCGAGCTTGAAACCGCCGTAGAGAGCTGCCCCAGCCAGACCCAAAGTACCGGCCCCGGACTGCAGGAATCCCATAACGTTGCCGCCAACCAGAGCATTCGCCGCATTGATTCCGCCTATGACCCCCGTCCCCCGTCGCCCCCGCCCACTGCCTCCTCCTGTTCCCCCACTGCTGCCGCCCCCGCCACCGCCCCCACCAGCTCCACCACCAGCTCCACCACCAGCCGCC